GTGCGGTTAGAAAGGGAATTATCCCGTCTGGAAACATTTGAACAAATCGGGGAGGGGTTCAGATTGGTCACTGATTCCGTTGCGAATGCCATGCAGCAAATGGTCACAGGGGTGTTGCGTGGAACGCAAAGCCTCGGGGATGCCTTGGATGCGATGTTGCAAAATATTCTCATCAAGATTGCGGTCGATTTTATTGACAAGGGGATTCGGGGCTTGATGGAAGAAATGATTAGTATCGTTCAGGCCGCATTGGCCGAAGCCTTTGCCAAAGAACAAACATCCAAACTGATTGGCGCGATCATTCAGGGGGTCAGCTTTGCGGTGGGTGGAGGATTTGGGGCGGCTACCTCCGGCGCGGGAACGGTTGGGCCAACTGGAGCCTTACAACTCAATCAGACGGGATTCTCGGGAGGGTTTGGTAGTAGCAGCGGCCTCCAAAACTTCAATGCTGGTGGTGGCATTGCCACGGTCCCTGGCGCCCAACATGGCGGGGTCTTTGATCGGCCCAACATCATTGGCATTGCAGAAAAAGAACCCGAAGCCGTGATCCCCTTGTCCAAGCTTCCGTCGTTACTGAGCGGGATCAAGGGCGGGAGTAAGCCGGTCAGTATCACGATCAATAATAATACCTCCAACAATGTCAACGCTGAAGCCAATGAGCGCCAGGATGAAATTGATATTTCCTTGACGATTGACACCATTATGGCAGGGAATATTTTACAGGGGAATGGCCCGACCAGCCGCGTCCTACAATCAAAATTTGGCCTGTCACCACGAGGGAACAGCCGCTAATGCCGAACCCGACATGGCCAGTGGGCGTCCCGAATCTCTATCAAGCGAACAATTGGATGGAAGAAAAAGCGCAACTCTTTCTCCTTCAAGAAACCGATGGCGGGGTGCCGAAGAGTCGGCCCCACCCCAATCCGAAACCGGCACAGGTAACCTTCCATCAAATCTTGACGCGGGCCGAAACAAAACTGGTGGACACGTTTTATGAAACCACCCTAGACAACGGCACCCTTCCCTTTGATACCACCGATCCGAGGGAGGAAGTGATTAAGACCTTTCGGATAAAAGAACCGCCTGTCCATAAATCATTATCTGGTGGAATTTTGTGGACGACCAATTATGTCTTGCTGAAATTGGAATAAGCGATGCCCCTTGATGCGACAGCGGTAGAATCAGCCCTCAGTCATGAAACCGATAAGACGTGGGCCTTGATTATGAAAATTGATCACGCGGATTTAGGGAGTCCGATTCTGTTGGCCTTGTCCGATGACCCGATTACGAGCAATGGGGATCTCTATCAACCCGCTGCCTTTCGTGTGGATTGGCCACAAGATCATGCGAATGATGCGCCGCGTGTACGGGTGGCGGTCGAGAATACCAACCTCGATATGGTCGTGGCGGTGCGCACGATTACCTCGGCGCCAAGTTTTACGATGAGTGTCGTCTTAAAAAGTAGCCCTGATGATATCCAAGCCCAAGCCGCTAATATGACGCTCAAGAATCCGACCTGGGATGCGAATTGGGTCGCTGGGGAACTCTCCTATGAAGACATTTTTAATGCACAAGTGGGGAGAACGTTTGTGCCCGCTGTGTTCCCTGCCCTGTTTAAAGCGATTAATTTGGGGTAATCATGCATGTTGAAACGCTGGCCTGCCACATATATTGGCGCCGAGTTCGAGGACAAGGGACGGGGGCCAAAATATGATTGTTTTGGGTTGGTGCGTGAGGTGTTGCAAAAAGAATTTCAGATTACTCTACCGTCATATACGGGAGAATATTCGACAGCGCATGAACTAGCTCAAGCCTGGGTTCACGAAGAGGTTCAACTATTATGTCAAGCATTAGATGGGTTTCAGAAGGTCACATTGGCGATAGCAGGCGATGTGGTCATGTTCAAAATCGGCAAGCATCTCAATCATTGCGGGGTGATGATTAACCATGAGGAGTTTCTCCATATTCAACGCGGGACACACGCCTGCTTAAATTATATTACTGACTTTACATGGGTGCATATACGTGAAGGATTTTACCGACATTATTCAAGACTCTAAGAGTCCATCTGTCATCATTAAGCCGCATCCCTTTGCGGACGGGACGAATGTGCGCCAGTGCCCCGCAGGGACCACCGTAGCCGAAGCCCTCCACCACGAACAGGTCGAAACCCCAGAAGGCTGTTACCTGCACGTCTCGATTGACGGGCGCACGATTCCCCCAGAATTATGGGAATGGGAGCGGATCGAAAAAGATCAACTGACCATCGTGCAAGTGATTCCAGGCGGAGGGGGGCAGAGTGCGCAGGGGCAACAGAATAAAAGCATTGGGAGTATTGTGCTGGGAGTGGTGCTGATTCTTATCGGCGTGTTTGCAGGCCTGACAGTCTATGGTTTACCCATTGCCCCGAGTCTGATTAGTGCGGGAATCGGCCTGATCGCAGGGGGGATTGCAGGACTGATTACGCCCTTCCCCTCAACCCCGCCAGCCGTCGAAGCGGACGACCGCGCCAATTCCATCACCGGTATCCAGAACCGTGCAAATCCCTATGGCTTAGTGCCCATTGTCTATGGCAAGCATCGCGTGTTCCCCACCTTGGGAGGCCAACAAATTCTGGAACGCAGCGGGGATGATCTCAACCTACTGGCGTTGTTTGTCATCCAAGGGCCATGTCGATTGTCGGATCATCGGATTGGGGATGTGAGCGAATCTGAGATTGAAGACTTTTCGAAGTCGGTACGACAGGGGTTGCCTGGTGATACCCCAGTGGGGAAGTATCCGCGAATCATGACCCAGAAATCATTGGCTATTCGATTTGATACACCTGATTTTGTCAGTGGCAACACGACGGCGTGGCGGCAGGATGTTAGCGATAAAGATGCGGATACTATTTTCGTGGATTTCACGCTCCCGCAAGGGTTGGCGATCCTTCCAGAAGCGGGGGGCAGGTCGTCGAATACCGTCAAGTTTGATATCCAATTTAAGAAGACTACCGAAAGCTTGTGGTCGAGTGCCCACAATGACGCGGCGTTCTCGGCTGATCGGAATAATCTCGTCCGGAAAAGTTATCAGATCAATCCTAGCGCACGGGGGCAATATGATATTCGATGCCGAATTCAATATATAGGGACAGGAAATCCAAACGATACAGTCTTTGGGGAGGTGGTCTGGACAAGTATTCGCAGCTATACCGTGGGCGATACGATTGTCGGAGAAGGCTTCACCAAGGTGGGGGTCAGAATCCGAGCCACCGGACAGCTTGACGGATTGCTGGATTCCTACAATTTTATTGCTGAACGCAAAGTGGCGGTCTGGAATGGGGCGTCCTGGGATGAAGATACAATCACGCGCAATCCTGCGTGGGCCTACACAGATATTCTCACCAATTCACAAATCAACCCCAATGCCGTGGACCGCACCCGTATTGATACGACCGCCATTAAAGCCTGGGCGGATCGGAACGATGCCGCTGGTCGCACCTATGACAAGGTATTTGAAACATCGCCGGTGGTCTTCAAAGCCCTCCAAGAAATTGCTTCGGCGGGTCGGGCTTCCTATCAAATGAAAAGTGATGGGACGCATTCGGTTGTGGAAGACCTTCAGCAAACCGTGCCCCGTCAACTCTTCAATCGGCTCAACAGTGCCAACTATCGGGGTGTGCGGATCTTTCCACCAGAACTCCATGCGGTGCGGGTGTCGTTTAGAAATGAGTTTCAAGATTGGACGGATGACGAAATGGTCGTTTACGACGATGGATTTACTGCGACCAATGCCACGAAGTTTTTCAATCTTCGATTCCCTGGGGTCGTTAATCCATTCAATGTGTTTAAACTCGCGCGGTATTTTATCGCTGATATGCGGCTTCGCCCTGAGCGACATATCATTGAAACGGATATTGAGCATCTCGTCAGCAAGCGCGGCGATCTGGTTCACATCCAGCATGATGTCATGAGCGTCGGATTGGGGGGGCGATTGATTACGGCCATCGGGACAAGTGGCACGGATGTTACGACCATTTCTTTTGACAGTAATAATCCCCTCACGATGGAAGCAGGAAAATCGTATGGCACACGGATTCGAATGCGTAGCACCGCCACCGTCGAAGTGAATCAACATGCAGTTGACCTCGATATTGGTGACGTGACCACCTTGACCTTCACCACCCCGATTCCCAATACCGTCTTTCAGCCAGCGGTGGGGGATCTCTTTTCGTTTGGGGAATTTGATGTCGAAACACTCCCCTGCCTCATTCAAATCATTGAACCGAAAGGGTCAAATCTTCGGGCCACGATTACCTGCGTGAAT